CAATTCAAGTCACCACAACCACCGGCCTCGACAACGTAGCCAATTCTGCCTCTCGCCTAACCGCCGCAGGAAACGATGCGACTATCATGCAATTGTTGACTGCTGCAACCGGAACAAGAACTACAAGTGCTTTTATCAAACGCATTTCTGGTACTGGAACTGTCAGCATTACTCGCAATGGCGGAACTAACTGGACTGATGTTACTTCTCAGCTTGTTACTGATACTTGGGTTCCTGTAGCACTGACTTCTGATGTTGGAGCCAATCCCACTGTCGGAATCAGGATGGGAACATCTGGTGATGTGATTGGAGTTGATTGCTGTCAGGATGAGAACGGAGCTTGGCGCACCAGTCCGATTCTTACTACTACTGCCGCAGTTACGAGAAATGCGGATGCGCTGAGTTATGCTAGTGCGTTTGATGTGACGCAGGGGACGGCATTGTGTTCGGTAATGTCTTCTATTCCTATTAACTCAGGTTCGCAAACTATAATTCTGGATTCAACAAATTGTACTATTATGTACCTTAATTCAGCATCGGCAAGAACCACAACTTTATCATACGATGGTCTAAATACAGCAACTGTCACAGGTAATGATATTACAACTGCAATCTGCAAACGAGCGGTCAGATGGGGCGCTGATTTGAGGATGGCCGCAGATGGTATGCTTGGAACTGCCACAGCTTTTGATGGAGGAATGGGGGCGTCTGGCACTATTGAAATTGCTGGTGAGTATGGAATACAACTTTCCGGCACCATTCGTGAAGTCCACATCTGGCCAACTCCTTTAACCGATGCACAAATGCAGCAGGTGACATCGTGAGCCATGAATGGGAAATAGTGCTTGGGGCCACCAAGCAAGTTATCGCTAAGGGAAAGGCCGACTCTTTTGATGGTGCAGAGCAATCTGCAATGCTCGCCGCAACCGCCTATAACCCTACGTTAGATGAGCATCTGCAACTCTACGCCGGAGATGGTCAGCAGCAGTATTTTTGTAATTACCCGGATACCGACTGGGAGATTGACGAATGAGTCAAGTCAATGTGCTGGTAACTCTGCAGAACTGGTCTGAAATCCCGCTAAGCACTGTTTATCGCGGGGACGGCAAGTTTGACATCCTAGACCCGACGCCTTATGTGGCTGTGAAAGTTAAACGCAAAGAGGTCGATGTTGCGGGCACAGCAACCTTCACTGCTCCGGGTGAAAACGTCAAGACACGCCTAGAACTTCGTAAGCAGGCGCAAGCCGAGTACAAAGCTCAGAAGCAGAAAGCAGCAAAGCTGAAGCGCGATGCCGTGATTGCGGCCAGGTATCTCGACCTGACAACACGCATTGCTGCGGTACAGGCCGCGAAGGCACAAGACGAAGTTGATATCGCCTCGATCACAGCGCAAATCCAGACAATTACTGCTGATCTGGCCGCATCTGAAGCGAATCTGGCGACAAGGGCTGCCGCGCTCGCTACCGCTCAAGCTAATCTTGCCGCTGCCGTAGGGCAGGTACAGATCGACGCTCGAACCGCTGTAGTCGCCACGCGACAGCAGCAGTACGACACAGCCCTTGCGGCACGGGACGCGGACCAAGCAAAGCTCACGACGCGGCAAGGAAATCTGGCTGCGAACCAAGCCACGCTTGCTTCCCGTACAGCAAGGCTCTCTAATCTGCAGGCGATATTCACGATCTTTAAGCAGAAAAGGGGGATCGCATGACTATTCGAGTGATTTATCAGCCTGCCGTTGATGAGTTAATCCCGAGCATCGTCACTTATTATCAACTTCCAGTGTCAGGTTTGTATGTACTAGACGTACTCGTTGACGACACATGGGATACCGACGGAACGGTACTGTACTCGTCAGATAACTTCGACGAAGACGGCGATCCTGTTCCGCTGGCCGAGCCGTTTGTACATAACTACGCTGGGTGGGAGATTTAATATGAGCGTTAAAGAAAGAATAGTTTGGGCAGGGTCAGAAGCCAGCCTGCAGTCCGCTATTGATGCGGAAGTGAAGATTGCAGCAGGAGGTTGTCTTCCAAATGATGAGGTGTGTGAAACTCCGAGATTGCTGACAGTAGAAGATGGGCTCGGCATTGTCACAATCAAGGGTTCTTTAATGAACAACGACAGCCCTTTTCTTCGTTTATTTGGAGTAACAGGATATCCTGAGATCAGGGAAGCATTGCTCGCTGCAGTGAATGACGATTCTGTAAAACAAATTCTCTTGGATATTGATTCTGGCGGCGGAGCTGTATCTGGTTGTGCAGACACAGGTAATCTGATCCGTCAAGTGCACAAGGTAAAGCCTGTCACGACATACGGTGAGACCATGGCTAGTGCGGCGTACTGGCTTGGTTGTTCTGCGGGAAAGGTTTATTCTGGTAAAGCTTCTTTGGTAGGTTCGATTGGTGTAAAAGCCACCTTCCGTGAATATTCAAAAGCCAATGAAATGGAAGGCATCACTGTCACCATCATTAGAGGTGGAAAGTACAAAGCCTTGGCCGATAGCAACGAACCTTTGTCTAAAGAAGGCAGGGCTCAGCTTCAAGCAATGGTCGATGCCAGTTATGGTGTATTTGTAGAACACGTTGCTGAAATGAGGGGTCGTGACTATGAGTACACTGATAAAACCATGGCCGACGGTCAAGAGTTCATTGGTCAGGCCGCTGTAGATGTCGGTTTAACTGATGGCATCACAACCTACGACGCGGTCGTAGGTGGTTTGAAGAAAAAGATTCTTGCGTCATTGACAAAAAGCAAGGATAATGGCAACCGTAATAGGTTTTCGCTATCGGGCGAGCAGCCCGAACATTCTGGAGAAGCAACCATGGCCAAAAAAGCCCTAACAGAAGCTGACATCGCCGCCCTGGCTGCAGGTGCTCAATTTGATGTCAAACCCGTGCAAATTGAAGGAGCAATCGATGGCGTGCAAAACGAAGCGTCCGCCCAAGAAAAGGTAGAGCAGCAAGCAGAGCAGGCAGAGCAGGTGGTGACGCAAAAAGCCGAAGAGGGTCCGAACCAGGCTTTGCAGTTTGCCCAAGCTCAGATTGCTGCCAAGGACGAGGCGCTGCTGCAAGCTGGAATCAAGATTGCGAAGCTCGAAGATAAGATGGCTGGGTTCGAGGCAACTCACAGGCCACTGCTTGAGATCGCAGTAAAAAGCGTTCGTAACATGTGCTTGCCGATGAACGCTGTATGTATGGTATCCACAGACATGGAGGCCACTCAGGTTCTTGCCGAGCATGTTCGGGTGTCGGAGTTGTTTCAGAGGCAGTTTCCTATTGGCGGAGTGGCTGCGGTTTCCGCAGAAGAACCGCCCAAGAAAAAAACGACTTATACCATGACCAACGTGGACAAAGTCAAGTTCAACGCAGTTCGCTAAATCAAGGACACTTAAATGGCCAAATTTCTTATTTCTCCGACGACTTACGACCAACGTATCGTCACCGCTCGTGTTGGGGCGAATGCTTCCAACACCCGATTCACCGATGTTGATGTCGGTAAAGGCGTAAAGCTGGTCGGCGACTCGCAATACAACCTGCTTTCTGCTGCCGATCCGATTGAGGGTATCTGCACTTCCGTTGAAACCGGCGTTTACGACGGCTATGCTCTCGGCGGTATCCAGTTCAAGGGCTATGTCGACGCAACGGCCTACGGCCTGCAAGCAACCCCAGGTACCGGTGCAATCACGGTCGGTCAGTACGTCTTGGCGGCGGCCCCTGCCGCAGTGCAGGTTGCTGAAACTCTCAGTACGACTATTCGTGTTGTGAGTGCTACCAACCAAGCCACTGCAGCGGCGAACGTTTACAAGGCCCGCGTCGTTTCTCTCGGTCAAGTTGGTACTGGTGCTGTCGGTACTGCCATTGTCATCGAACTGCTCTAAAGGAGAGCCAAATGGAATTCAAAGCAAATATTGACGACGGCACCGGCCAGCACGAGATCACGCTGGACATGGGCCTGTATAAGTCTGGCCGTGGTTTTGTGTCGGAACTCAACCATCGCTATCCAACTCAGGCCGGTGCTCCGACTGCTTCAGAGCAGTTGTTCGCCCAGTGCGGCCTGTTTCGGCAGCCTGCAGGGCGCACTGGTCTGCGCGCTCCGCGCTTGCAGGAAATCATGGAAGGTACGGCCGGAATTTCGGTTGAAGCAGCGTCGACTGCCCCTGGCAGCACTGGCATCTCGCGATTCGTTGCCCCGGCTGCAATCCTTTCTGGTGTCCAAAACGACATCTACGAGGACAAGAGCGGTGTGTTGGCTCAGTTCATGAAGTTGGTTGCGTTCACCAACTCCGTGGCTGGAAATCGCTATGAGCGGCCGGTGTTCAACTATAGCCCGGCTAGGGCGAGCCGCGCAAAGCCTGTTGCTCAATTGGCAGAGCCGACAAGCATTGGGCTGCTGACGGTCGGTGAAACGTCGGGCACGATTCCGATCTTCGCTTCGGGCCTTGAAATTTCCGATCAGGCGATGTCCTATTTCGGTTTTGCCGAAGTTCAGAAGTGCATGAGTATCATGGCGACTGAAGACATCGCCGAGCGCGCTGATGCCTGGCTGCTGACGATGATGGCTGGTGACACCGACCACGGCATGGCCGCTCTTGCTGGAGATCAGGTTCAAAAGGCCGTGACCCTTGATTCGACCATCGCGGCTGCCGGTGTGCTGACTCAGACCGCTTGGATCAAGTGGATTGCGTTCCACTCGAAGCGCGCCCCGATCACTCACGTCATTACCAATATCGACGGTGCTCTCGCTATTCAAAACCGTACCGGTCGACCGACAGCGAACACGGACAATAACAAGAGCCCGCGTATCGATACGGTTGAGACGGTGATGAGCGACATGTGGCCTGGGGAGCTGCCGGTCTACATCGTTACTGATCCGAACTGGCCGGTCAATACGATTCTTGGCATCAACCAGCCGAACGCAATCGTTCTTCACGAGTCGAGCACGGCGAATTACAATAGCGTCGAGCAATTCGTTACTCGCCGTTCGACCAAGTTCCGTGTCGACTTCGGTGCGGTCGCCGGCCGATTCTACGACCGAGCTTTCCATCGCCTGAACCTGATCCTGTAACTATGGAGCAGCAAAAAATCCCCGGCCAACCGGGGATTTTTTGTTTTCAGACCGGCACGTGCTAAAATGCTCCAAAGGAGAGCCACATGCTTACTGACTATACGACTTACAACGACATTAGAGCGGCTTTGGGCGTTAGTAGTACAGACTTGCCAGACGCAGCCTTGTCTCTGAACCTATACGAATTGATGCTTACTCAAGAGTTCGAGGCTATTGATCTGACACTGGAAGCTGTTTATTTGACAACTGAAGCTCTGCCTTCTCCTACTGCAGAAGAAACAAGGTTTCTGTCTGCATGCGATTTGTTTGCTACCTATGCTGTGGCAAAACATCTGACGGCCTCTCTCCCGATGTTTTCTTTCAGACAAATGACTGATGGGAAGGCGCAAGGAACTCGTTTCGACAATCCGTACAAAGAGGCCATTGCCTATGTGATCGGTCAATATGACACAGCCAAGTCGAGGTTGATTGACGCTTTTTCGACAATTGGCACGATAACAAACACGACTGTTGCAAAAAGTTATTTTGCTGTCGTGTCTCCGTCACCCGACCCGATTGTTGGTTAACGAATGAACCTTCAAAATGTAGCCAGGCGGTTCGACACAGTTGTAGCGACAGACGCTTACAGCACCGCCACCTTTATGTGTCAATTCGAGGTTTTGTCTTATAGCAAGATTGACGGCGTTGCTGTTAAAAAAAGACAAATATCGACAGATGTAAACATCTCAGTGCCGACAAGAAGGGTTGTCGATATTGGCGGACAGAAATATCTATTAGGCACCCCGGCCCCTGACTACTGGAACAACGAGGTTATTCGCCTGAACTTTGTCATTCAAGGGGCAGATGGACTAGCTGAGTTGACAACTATTGCCGATCAACTTTCAGGTGCGGTTCCGTATACGGCATATGCTGCGCTGGCATTTGCCAAATACTTACCGGATGCCGAGGATTCAAGCCGTTATCCGCCACAATACCAAGTGTTTTTGTCTGGTACAGAGTCCGCGCCAGCCGATTCTTTGATCAGGCTCAACTCTGTTTGGTATTTAATCAAAGAGTCTTACATTTCGACCTCCGGTCTTCGTGTGTCCCTGGCAAACGCAATTGATTTTCCTAATTTCGAGACGGCTACTTTTTCCTCAAATGCCTATGACCCTGTTACCGATGCAAACACTTCAACGAATCTTTCTGTAAAAATACTCAGGGTAAAGTGGAGCGAACATTTCAGATATCTGTCGAAAGCCTCTGAGCAATACGAAAGAGGGGATCAGCAGGTGTTTGTTCTAAAGTCTGTGACACCCGATCCTCCAGATAGCTTTACTTTGTCAGATGGTGTTTGGAGGATTGTCTCTTCGCAGGACGAGGGACTTGTGTGGAGCTGTCATGTTCGTAGGGCTTGACAGGTTTGACGCCACAGTAAAAGCCTGGTTTAAGGATGTGGAGTCGACAACTCAGGCGGCAGCCGCAGGGCTTGGTTACGCTGCTTTGACTTATATTCTTGAAGAAGGACCTCAGTATTCGGGTGACTTTGTTGCCGGCTGGGAGGTTGGTTTTAACGTACCTTCTAGGATATGGAGACCCCCTCAGTCTGGTGGGGCCAGACGGATTAAAGAAGGCATTGATGAGCCAAGAGCGAAGGGCGATCCGTACTCCATAGACTACGCTTTGGCAAAGGCGGCCCCAAGACTTGAGGCTGCTGGAAAACAACCTCTGGGCACGCCGATATTCCTGTCAAATTCAGCTCGCCACGACGAGTATTACGCCTGGGACATCGAACTGGGCTCTATAAACTTCAGGCCGGAAAACCCAGACGCCGCTCATTTGGTTGAGAGGTCCGTTGCCCATACATCTAGGGTCTATGGAAAAATAGACAAAGGATTATTAGCAGTTCTTAGGAGCGTTTGATATGACGACGGAAGTACAGGCCAGGGATGCTATTATTGGATTTCTACACCCAGCATGGACAACAGCCTACCCTGCTGTAAAGATTTTTTATGAGACAGCGTCCGTGGATTTGGACGCCGTAGGCAGCACGTTTCTTCGAGTTAGAATTGATTTTGTGAGCAGTACGAGACAAGGTATAGACCTAAGTCCGATCACAGGTAGTTACGGGGAACTTTTATTGCAGATGTTCATGAAGGATGGTTCTGGAACTAGAGAGCCGTTGGTGCGGATTAATTTTTTGAGAGAGTTGTTGAAATATAAAATTATATCCGGCGTAACCCTCGATTGCCCTAAACCAGGGCGCAAACAATCTCGATCCGGGTGGACCAGTTCCGACTTGATTGTACCGTTTCAGTTCTGGCAGTAGAGCTATTCTATGTTCCATTCAGAGCCGGATATATTCATCTTCTTCGGCTTTGAGACCACTAATACAATGTGCTCCCATCTGCTTTTTGTAATTTTTCTACTCCCGTTTAACCAGTGGCAAACCGATCTGACGTTTACTGACAAAAGCCCTGCCAGTTTTTTAGTGTTCAGTTTCCGCTCGTCCATCAGCAACTTCAGTGTTTCCGGGCTCATCGGCAATCTCCTTTTGGTTATTTTAGCACAGAGTTCTCAATTGTGAAACTCTGTTCCTCGTTGTCTGCGAGAACTGGCCTGCGAGTAGTAAAATTGCGTTAGGCCCGATATGGATGTTGCGGCCACCAATCATTTATAGGAAATCAAATGGCCATTACTCTTTCTACCGGTGCAACTGTATCTGTTGCAAAAACCTATTCTCCGGCCCTTACTTCTGCCGGTGTTAGCAACACGGCTCTTACGAACGCCAACCCGTGCGTTGTCAGTTCTGCCGCTCATACCTTGAACGTTGGCGATTATGTGCTTATGTCTTCTGGATGGGGCCTTTTGGATCAGCGAGTGGTTCGTGTTCAAGCTGTTTCGGCCGGCGTCTCTTTTACTCTGGAGGGCGTGGACACCTCAGATACTTCAAAATATCCGGCCAACACCGGCACCGGTAGTCATCGCGAGATCACGGCTTGGTCGCAATTGTCTCAGGTGAAGAGTGTTAGCGCTTCTGGTGGTGCACAGCAGTTCGCTGACATCACTTCGATTTCAGACACGGTGATTCGTCAAATCCCGACTGTTAAAGATGCTGTCAACATGACCATCGACGTGTTCGATGATCCGACGCTGGCCTGGTATACCGACGTGGTTGCCGCTGACAGCGCCCGTACTCCATATGGTCTGCTGATGACTTTCCCGAACGGCTCCAAGCTTGTTGCGAATTCCTATTGGTCGATCATGAAGGTCCCGACCATGGAGACCAACCAAGCCCTGATGAGTCAAATCACCCTGAGTTACGCCGCTGAACCGTTGCGTTACGCGACCTAATAGGTTAGCCGGTTTTCGGCAAAAGAACCCATCGGCCACCAGTTATCTGGGCACGTTCCCGCCTCGCGTGCAGGCCGATGGTTTTACAATGAGGCGGACAACCACATGAGGCGATACCATGTTTACACTGAATCCAAAGCCGACTTTCAAGGTCGATGTCACAATCTCAACTCCAGATGAATCCGGGGTAATTGAAATCGAATTTAAGCATAAGGGGCGCAAGGCCCTGAAGGCTTATTTTGACTCGCTCGGAGAGGGCGAGAATGCTCGCAGCGACAAGGACGCTCTTTCCGAATTGATTGCCGGATGGGGCAAAATCGATGCCGAGTACAGCGTCGAAAACCTTGAAACGTTGCTGGACAATTATCCTACAGCGGCCAAGGCGATCTTTGAAGCCTATAACAAAGGCCTGTTCGAGGGCAAGCAAAAAAACTCGTAGAACTGGCTGCCCGGATGTATGACTCCGGGCCGTCAGATGCTGAGTTGCAGGCAATCGGGCTGCTGCGTGACGATGTAATTGACAGGAGCGATTTTGAAGTATGGCCGGAAAACTGGCTACCGTTCAAGGTTTTTTCGGAAGTCAGCTCTCAGTGGCGCATGGGGCAAGGTGGGCCGATAGGCCTAGATTACCTAGCAGTAAAATGGGTAATGAGCCTGATGAAGGTTAAGCGCAAATACGAGGTGCTGCGTGCGATAAGAATTATGGAGTCGTCCGCAATAACTCAGATGTCGAAGTCTTAGGGGATAGCAATGAGTGATACCGCAGGTGCAAACGCAGCAGCAACGCTGTCCCTTGAAATTAATACCGCAAGCGCACTTGCTAATCTAAAGGCTCTCAATGCAGAGTACATGTCGCTTCATGCGAACATGTCGAAAAAGCTCGACACTAACATTGGAAAAGAAATTGGTCAGTCTGTAAAAGGACTCCAATCAAGTCTGGTGGCGGTGTCGAGCGGCATTTTGTCCATCAACAAAGCGCTCGACGACATTGTTGCTGCTGGCGGAAGAAAGTTTAATCCACTTTCAAGCTCTGCTAAGCAGGCAGCGAATGAAATGGAGGCTCTTGCTGCTGCTACTTCAAAAAATTCATTGGCAGCACAGGCAGCGAATAATGCCTCGACGGCCAAACTTCTGAGGGAGCGGGCTGAAGCGGCCACAATGGCAGCAGAAGCCGAGAAAAGGCTGGCTCAGGTAACGACAGCAAACACGGCTGCAGCGCAAGCAGCCAATAACGCTTCGACGGCCAAGCTTCTGAGGGAGCGGGCTGAAGCGGCCACAATGGCAGCAGAAGCCGAGAAAAGGCTGGCTCAGGTAACGACAGCAAACACGGTTGCAGCGCAAGCAGCCAATAACGCTTCGACGGCCAAGCTTTTAAGGGAGCGGGCTGAAGCAGCCGCGATGGCAGCAGAGGCCGAGAAACGGCTGGCTCAAGCGACGGCGGCCAATATTTCAGCAGCGCAAGCAGCCAACAATGCTTCGACAGCCAAGCTTCTGAGGGAGCGGGCTGAAGCAGCCGCGATGGCAGCAGAGGCCGAGAAACGGCTGGCCCAAGCGACGGCGGCCAATATTTCAGCAGCGCAAGCAGCCAACAATGCTTCGACAGCCAAGCTTCTGAGGGAGCGGGCTGAAGCTGCCGCAATGGCAGCAGAGGCCGAGAAACGGCTGGCTCAGGCAACGGCAGCAAACACGGTTGCAGCCAAGGCTGCCAACGCTGAGAATACCAGAAGGCTTCTTGAACAAAGAGCTGCTGTTTCGGCGGGACGCTCAATAACCACTTACGATTCTTTGACGAATACAGCGGTTCGTGCCGCGCCGGCTGTCAATAGTTTAAATTCGGCACAGCAAAGTCTCGCGTCGTCAACAAACAAAAGTGCGGCAGCCCAGGTGCATTGGAACAAGGTTGCCAACGAAGGTCATGCGGCTGCCCGCGGTTTGGCTGGTGGGTTGGGGGCGTTGTGGCTGACCTATGGTTCTGTTATACCTCTGTTGGCAGGTGCTGCTGTCGGAGCTGCCTTAAAAAGCGTAGTTACAACAGGTAAAGAACTGGAATACCAGTTTACGTATATCAAAGCCATTGCCGATGGAGCGGTTGTTTCTTTCAATGATTTCAAGCAGGCGATGTCTGGCTCTTTGTTTGATCCGACAGAGGCGGCGTCCGGTTTAAGAATTTTGACCCAGGCAGGTCTATCTGCTACAGACGCGATGAAGTCGCTGCCTGAAGTTTTGAAATTGGCTGCTGTCGGTGAGGTCGATCTCGCCACCGCTGCTCAGTCTGCAACAGCGATCATGCACACCTTCTCGTTGACTGTCAACGACATGGGTCATATCGGAGATGTGTTTGGTACAGCAGCCAGACTTTCCGCGACCTCAGTCGGCGAGATGATGGAGGCTATGAAACAGGCGTCTTCTGTGGCTGATATATTTGGCGTGACCATGGAGGAAACCGCGGCGGCGCTGGCGACACTGGCAAACCGAGGCATCGAAGGCTCTGCGGCAGGTACGGCAATCAGAAACATGGTCAAGGAACTGTCTTCTCCGGCAACAGAGAAAGCAAGCTACGCCCTGCAGCAGTACGGAATTCAAGTCTTTAACGCAGACGGCAGCACTAAAAAGTTCACCGAAAACCTGAAACAGTTATCAGAAGTCACGTCGGTGATGACTGATAAGGCAAAGGCAAGGTTTTTAGAGGATTTGTTTAACGAGCGCGGAGCAAAGGCTGCGAACATTCTCCTGTCGGATATGGAGAAAATGAACAAAATCCTTAAAGAGATTGAGATGTCATCCAAGGGTCTTGGCTTTATGACAGAAGCCCAGATTCAAATCTCTCAATCAACAGAGGGTATTGCAAAGCAGCTTGCTGCAAGCACGAAACTTGTATACGCAGAAGTCTTTGCCGGCATAAAACCGCAGATCGACGATATTCTAAGCAGCCTCAGCACACTCGTAAAGTCTTCAGGCTTCAAAGAGTTCATGGATTCATTGGCATCCGCCGTTGCCAATTTTACTGTTTTTCTTAAAGATCACGCATCGACAATCGGTGCTGTTATAGCGGCTTACGCAGCATTCAAGGCAGTTGGCGGAATCGGTGTTGTTATTTCCACTTTGGCAACAAAATTTGTCGCCTTGCAAGAAGCTATGCTTGCAGTTGAGGTTGCTAGTAAGGCAGCCGCCGCCGCAACCATTGCTTCAGGTACAGCCACGGCCGGAACATCGGCTTTGATTGGAAAACTTGGCCTTATTTTGAGCGGCACACTTGTTGTTGGTTTGGCTGCGGCTGCTGCAGCTTGGCTGGCCATAACCATTAAGACAAGGGAGTATGATTCAACACTTGTTGCTTTGACAAAAGCCACCGAAGATTCCGTTGTTTCTCAAAAAAGGCTGAACGACTCGCTTGAAGCCGGGTTGAGCGCTTTGGTTAAATCCAACGATCTTCAAGCTGAAAGAATCCGTTTGCTTCGTGAAGGCAAGTCGGCTGCCGACGCCGCAGCAGGAGCAATGGACAATCTTGGCTATGCCTCTGCTAAGTCAGCGGAAACCCAGGCTACCTCTGCTTTAAGAGTGGCTAAAGAAAAGCTGAACTCAGAAGAGTTCAAAGGTCAGGACATTAACTTTAATCCGAGCCCGGCTTTTGTTGAAGCATTTGATAATGTTCAAAAGCTGACCAAGGCTGCCAAAGATTCCCAGATCGAACTTGAGCGAGCAGCCTCAAACTCAGTAAGAGCTGGGATGGAAGGCCGTCGCAAAGAAGCTCAGGACATAGCCGAAAAAGCTTTTGCAGAAGTTGAAGTTCAAAATAAAAAATTCGAGGCTATAGCCAAGAGAGGAAAGCTTGCCAAACTTGAGCTTGAAGAAGGAAAGTTTTACGGCAGTCAGGAAGTGCAGGACGCTAGAAAAGCTACGCTCAAAAAGGACATAGAAAGAGCCGAGGCTGCGAATAGGTTTTCTCCGATAGACAGCAAGTCGGCTGAGAGTGACAGCACCAAGGTCGAGTTGGCTCGTAGAGAGGCCTTTCTGTCTGAAAACTCACTGGCTTATGAAAGAAAGCCAAAAGCTGCATCCGCAGCAGGCGCTGCTGCTGCAAAGCCAAATAAAGACCTGCGCAAGACGCTTGATGAAAACCTGTCTTCTGCAATCAAGCAGGAACAGATTCAATTGGCTGAAGAACTTGTTGATATCGAGATCGAGCTTGCCGGTCAAACTATAAACTCTGTTGTTGCCACTGAGAAAAAGAATGCTGCAATAACAGCCTCTCTTGAGATTGAGAGACTTTTGATCGAAGCGTCTCTTGAAGACGCAAAGGTTGCGAAAGACAACCTGCAAATCACCAAGTTTCAAAACGATTTGGACGAGAACTCTGCCAAGCTTAAGAAGCATGAAAAGGCCACTATCCTTGATGTTACAAAAGCGCGTATTGCCGACAAGGTTGCTATCGAGGATATGGGTGTTGTAACTTCTAGGTACATCGACGATCTCAAGTTTGAGAGAGAAGCCCTTGAGCTTACAGAGAATCAGGTCGCTTCTCTTCGTATAGAGAGAGAACGTCTTCGCGAACAAGAAAATTTGAGCATAAAGGTTGCTAGAAGTCAGATAACGCCAGAGCAGGCGGCGGCAGAAGCAGAAGCTATAAACGCAAAAGCTGAGGCAAAGCGGGCAGATGAAGAGTTCCAGCAGTCTTACGTGGCCGGATGGAAAAAGGCTTACAAGGCATATGCTGATGCAGCGACAAGTGAAACAAAGCGCGCGGCCGATACATTCGCGACTTTGACAAATTCAATGGAGTCAGCCCTTGATCAGTTTTTGACAACAGGCAAGTTGAATTTTGCAGACTTTGCCAAATCACTTATTTTCGAGCTTGCCAAGATTGAAGCAAAAGCTCTTGTTGCTAGAGCAGCGGGGTCTATTGGAGGCAGCGGTGGAGGTGGACTGGCCGGGATAGTTGGAAATATTCTTGGCATGCTTGGTGGCGGCAGTTTCGGTACGTCCGGGACGACAAATAGCTTCATGACGAACGGGGTTGCCATTAGATCGGCCAAAGGCAATGTATTTGACATGAAAGGAAACCTTGTCAATACATTTGCAACTGGAGGCATTGTCGATAGGCCAACCCTATTTGCTTTCGCAAAAGGTGGCATGCCAGCAAAGGGTCTGATGGGAGAAGCCGGGCCTGAAGCCATTCTTCCTGTGGCGAGGGACAGCGCCGGTAGACTTGGGGTGCGTTCGACTGGACTCGGAGGTGACAATATTTCTGTTACAATCAATCTTCCTCCAGGCGCAACGGCCCCGGACATTCGCAGGGCAACGGGTGATTTGGCAAGAGAGCTTACTGCGGCTGTTGGGCGTTCGCGTCGTTACGCTTAAGGTAAATCATGGCTGAGTTTATTGAAGAAAGACTGTCGGTTTCTGTTCGCAACGGCAGTTCTTTTACTGACGATTATTCTGTGGAAGTAGTTACCACAGCTTCAGGTGTCGAATACAGGAGACTGCTACACCCTCTGCCGATTAGGCGCTGGAGGTTACAGTTTACAATGCGCAGGGGTGATATAGGTCAGCGTGTGAAGTCACTGTATGACAGGTGCTATAAGAGCTTCGCTGGATTTCGTGTTCTGTCTGAAGATGATAATTCGACCAGTTCAGACGGAACAAGCAATCCAACTGCTTTCGATCAAACACTGATCAGACTCAGTGCCGGAGTTTACCAGCTTGTAAAAAGATACGGCACCGGGATAGAACTTGGAATCGGTCGCCCAACACGAACCCTGTACAAGCCTGTTAGCGGAACAATTATTGTTGCCGTTGGAGGGGTTTCTTGGTTAACAGGCTGGACTGTTGATACAACCAACGGCCAGATTACCTTTTCTGCAAACAAAACAAAAGCAATAATCAGTATCAGTAAAGCAGCCAATGCTGTTGTTGGGGTGCTTGCGCATCCTTTTAATATTGGAGACAGTGTTCATTTCAGTTCTGTCAGTGGGATGACGCAGATCAACGGGCAGAGAGGAACTGTTATCGCAACAACACTCGATACAATAACCGTTTCTATTGACTCAACCGGTTACAGCACTTATACTTCCGATGGGGTGGCGAATACCCAGCCCCAGGTATCTGAAACTGTCACTGGGGGATGTTTTTTTGACCTGCCGGCGCGCTTTGATTCTTCTCTTGAACTGACCGGCATCGGTGCAGATGTAAGAGACTCTGGCACTGTGGATGTTATCGAGATACTTAACCCATGAAATCTTCAGTAGCTGATCGGCGTTACAGAGTTATGTGCGCGCGCATCGAACCTGTTTATGGTTCGATTGTGCGTTTGACAGACTATCCACGTGATTTAACAATGGCCGGTGGCCAAATTTATTTAAGTACATCTGGGTACGAGTTCAGCGGTTATTCCGCAACAGACGACTTTAGCCCTGGTGCAATTGATCTCGAGGGCGTTGCAGGGGCTTCTGGAATTAGCAGGGGCGAGATAGGTAGCGGTGTTTTTGACGGAGCCAGAGTTTATATATTCGCAACCTCGTGGGCATCTCCGGTAGAGGATCAAGAGCCTATTACTGTAGGTATATTTGGGGAAACAACTTTACTTGATAACAGATACAAAATAACTGGAGTAAACCTAGTTGACGTTCTGGCTCAAACAGTTGGAAAGTCCTACACTGCGGCATGCGATAAAACTTTTTGCAGCACTGGGTTTGCTGGATGCAAGGCCTCTTTGGCTGCAAATACCGTAACTGGTGCATTAACTTCAGTAACATCAAATCTTGTGTTTCGTGACAATTCTCGCACAGAGGCAGATGATATATTCGGGGCCGGGCTTATTCAATTTACTTCTGGTCCAAACGCAGGGCTGAAGGCTCAAGAAATAAAAACTTATGGCGCGGACGGCACAATCACAGTCCATGAGGGATTCTATTATTTGCCGCAAATTGGCGACACCTATAGCATGGTTAGGGGGTGCCGTAAACGATTAAGCGATTGTAAAACACGTTGGAACGGATCGACAACTTTCAACAACGTTGCCAATTTCGGCGGATTTCCGTATATACCAACTAGCAGTCAATATGGTCAGATCGGCGGTCAATTGTGACATTTGAATTGATCGTTAGCGCTGCGCGTGCCTGTTTAGGAACCCCTTTCAGGCACCAAGGCCGAATCGTTGGAGTAGGGCTAGACTGCGCAGGTGTGGTGGTTGAAGTGGCGAAAGCAATAGGCTCTAATCCGATTGATGTCAGTGGCTACGGTAGAGTTCCTGTAAATGGCCAGTTGGAGTCTGTTCTTGATACTCAAACTGATCTTGAGCGTGTTTTAGACATTAGCACCAGACGAGCTGGAGATATTTTGCTGCTTCGTTTTTCTGGGGAACCGCAGCACTTGGCAGTGCTTACAGATAACAATACAATAGTCCATAGCTATGAGGCCGTAGGCAAGTGTTGCGAGCATCGATTGTCTAGTGTTTGGGCTGCCCGCATTGTCAGGGTGTATCGTTTTGTCGGGGTGACGCAATGAGCAGTGTAGGTCAAATTGCAGGTGGCATCATTGGCGGTATCGCCGGTACTGTTATTCCAGGCGTCGGGACTTGGTTAGGTGCTCAAGTCGGAATGACCCTCGGTGGCATTATTTCTCCGCCAAAAGGACCTAAAGTTGAGGGTCCAAGAATCAGCGACCTCAGTGTCCAAAGTAGCACTTACGGAGCCTCAATCGCTCGCGTGTACGGCACATGCATTGTTGCTGGTAACATCATCTGGGTCGAGAATGGTCAACTCAAAGTAGTTATTAAAAAGAAAAAATCAGGTGGAAAAGGTGGTCCAAAAACTACCACCAAGACCCCGGTTTATTATTCCACATTTGCCGTTGGATTGTGTGAGGGTCCGATTGCCGGAGTTATGCGCATCTGGATCGGTCCAAATTTGATATATCATGCGGGCTCGACCGACACTGCCACTATACAGGCCAGCAACGCAGCCGCAACCGGCTTCCGCATTTATAACGGTACCGACACGCAGGAGCCAGACCCTCGCATTCAAGCCACTATAGGGGTTGATAATACCCCGGCTTGGCGCGGTTTAGCCTACATTGTGTTCGATGACCTTGAACTAACAAAATACAACAACAGCCTGCAGGGTGCGCAAGTTCGCGTTGAGGTTATGCAGCGCGGAGTCACGTATACCTACCCGTACCAGCTATTCAATATGCCGAGCGGTAACGTCTGGCAGAAAGGGTGCTATGACGGCGCGGTCTACTGCACGACCGCCTACTTTTCGCACGTCGTAGCGGTATCTACAGACGGCCTCTCGTGGCAG